AAAAAGATTTTAAGGCAGACGCAACCGCTATCGCACAGCCAGCAATACAGGCAGGCAAAGCCGTGTACAAAGAATTACCGCTATCAGGTATGCGCTACAACTGGGTGCAACGTGATCGCAAACTATTCCCGTTTACAACAGCCAAAGCAATTAGCGGCGTGCGTATGCGCTTTGACACTCGACGCAACGCGGTCGGCGTAATTCTTATTGAGCAGAAAGACCCAGCGGCAGCAATCTTTGAAACGGCTGGTCGCGCTAATTCAAACAGGTTAGGTAACGCGTTAGGTTTTGTTAGCGCTGGTCGCACTCGACTGATTGGCCCGGCTGTTTATAAAGCGCGTCGCGGTATTGAAGCTGAGATGACAAAAATGATTGCTAAAACTATGCGCGTCGTGCAAGCAGATTTGTAATGGCTTTATCTATACCGATAGTTTCAGAATTTGACGGAAAAGGAATAGACCGCGCAATTCGCGAATTCAAACAGTTAGAAACTGTTGGCGAAAAGGCACAGTTTGCTATTCGCAAGGCGGCTGTACCTGCAGCGGCTGCGATCACGGCGGTTGCGGGTGCGCTTGGCTTGGCGGCAAAGGCGGCAGCCGAGGACGAACAGCAACAGGCGGTCTTGGCTAACACGATGCAGAACGTCGTTAGCGCTACTGATGCAACGGTTGCAGCGACTGAGGACATGATCTCGGCTATGTCGAGGGCTACTGGTACGGCTGACAGCGAGTTACGGCCAGCGTTTAGCGCGTTGTTACTTGGTACTAAAGATGTTGGCGAAGCAACTAGCGCGCTTGGCTTGGCTCAAGATATTGCGATCGGTTCGGGTGCAGATTTAGCAACGGTTGCTGATGCGTTGTCAAAAGCGTATGCAGGCAATATGCGAGGTTTGCGCGCGTTGTCACCTGAAATGATGGGCATGATTAAAGAAGGCGCGTCACTCGACGAAGTAATGATGGCGTTAAACGACAACTTTGGTGGCGCTGCCGCAAAGTCTGCACAGACTGCAGCGGGACAGTTTAAGATATTGAAAAATAGTTTGGCTGAAACACAAGAAAGCATTGGTGCAGGTTTGTTGCCCGTGTTGCAAAAAGTGTTGCCAGTTTTGCAAAGCATGGCTGATTGGGCGCAGAAAAACCCTAAAGCATTTTTGATTGTTGCCGGCACGATTAGCGCTATTGCTACAGCGATCTTGGCAGTTAATTTTGCTATGGCCGCTAACCCGTTTACGCTGATTGCGATTGGCATTGCGGCGCTTGTTACGGGTCTTGCAGTTGCGTACACAAAATTTGAAGGCTTTAGAAACGTTGTCAATTCTGTTATTAACGGCGTAGTTAGCGCGTTTGAATACATGGCTAACAGTTACATTAAAGCAATTAATTTGATTATTGACGGCATGAATTTAATCAACCCGTTTAGTGATATTGGCAAATTGCCGACTATTAGTTTGGGTCGCATTGGTGGCGGTGGCGCTGCGACTAGCGGCGGTCAGGCTCGAGAGGGTGGCACAGGCAGTATCACACCTAGTTTGCCAAGTATGCCTAGTTTGCCCCCAGCAATTATCGGTGGCGGCGGTGGCTCAAGCGGCGGTGGCAGGTCAGGTGGCGGTGGCGGCGGTATTGGTAGCCCGGGCGATCTAGTGACCATACAAGGCGCTTTAACAACGTCAGGCAACGCTGAACGCATCGCAGCGCGCAGTAGCGGTGGCGTAACAATAAACGTGACAGGCGGTATGTCAACTAGCGCCGAAATCGGGCAAAGCGTGTTAAACAGTTTGCTGGCCTACCAACGCACTAACGGGCCACTTGATTTACAGATTGCGTCGTAATGGCAGGTACAGCCGTTGTCGCTAGTGGCAACTATGACTTAGAGATTGACACAGGGTTTATTCAAAACGCATTTTTACTTGATGACGCAACCGCTGGCGTACTTAACAACACTCAATATTTGCTTGACGGTACGACAGATTTTGCGAGCGTTCTCGACGGCGTAAACAGCATCACGGTTAAGCGCGGCCGACGCGATCAAGGCGACCAATTTAGTGCTGGCACTATGTCGTTTACGATGCTTGACACGGCAGGTATTTTCAACCCGTTTGATACGCAGTCGCCGTACTACGACACACCGCAAGCCCAACCCGGTCTTGCACCTATGCGTCGAGTGCGCCTATCGCGTTACAGTTCGCTAAACGTCAAAGAATATTTGTTTGTCGGCGTAATCGTCAACTATGACTACAACTTTGCGTTAGGCGGTCTTGACACCGTGACCGTGTTTTGTGCAGACGATTTTTATTTGTTAGCACAAACATATTTAGACGAATTTAACGTCAGCGAGGAATTAAGCAGCGCTCGAGTCACGGCCGTACTTGATCGGCCTGAGGTTGCGTTTCCAGCGTTAACGCGTGACATTGCTACAGGTACTCAAACTCTTGGCGGTTCAGCGGCGTTTACAATCGCACAGGGCACGAACGTGCTGGGCTATTTGTCTAACGTGAACGAGGCTGAGCAGGGTCGCTTGTTTATGTCGCGTGACGGCGATCTAGTGTTTGACGCTCGACTAGGCACAACGTTAACTCCAGCGGTAGCAGACTTTCATGACGACGGCACAAACATTCCGTACAACGGCGTAGGCATAACCTTTGAAGCCGACCAAGTAACTAACCGTGCAGTCGTACAAATACTTGGCAGTAACAATCCGCAGGTTGCTGACGACGCTGGCAGTCAAACAAAATATTTTGTGCAGACCTACAGCATCACTAACAGCCTTTTGCACAACGACAGCGCCGCACTCGACTTAGCGGTTTATTTGCTTGACCCTGAACCTGAGGCACGGTACACGTCGCTAGCCACGTCGTTTGCTTTATTGACTAGCGCGCAACGTGACACGGTGGCTGTGATTGACGTAGGCGACACGATCACGATTGAAAAATCGTTTACGTCAGGCGTGACAACTACCGAGTTAGCACAAGAACTGGCAGTCGAGGGCATCGAGCATACAATTAGCGTTAACACCGGGCATAGCGTCACTTATTACACGTCGCCAACCGTCATCGTTTATGAGCTAATACTTGATGACTTGTCGTTTGGTATCATCAACGCAGACAACGCTCTAGGGTAAAGTAGGCAAATATGACAACACCGTTTCCGTTTGTTGCTGGTCAGGTTTTGACGGCCGCGCAACTTAACGACATACAAAATTTACCAATATCAGACAAAACTGCGTCGTACACGCTGATCGCTGGCGATGAGACTAAGCGCACGATGATGAATAATGCGAGCGCTACAACGATTACGGTTAATAACTCGATTTTTACTGTTGGTGATGTTATTCAGGTCGCTAACAAAGGTGCAGGCGTTTGCACAATTACTGCAGGCGCGGGCGTAACTATCAACACAAGCGGTTCGCTTGCTTTGGCGCAATATGGGGGCGGCTATTTACTTGCATTGTCGGCGTCAACTTTTACTTTTTTTAACTTAGGGGGTTCTGCAGGTGTTCAAGTTGACTACCTTGTCCTTGCGGGCGGTGGCGGCGGTGGCAATAATGCTGCAGGCGGCGGCGGTGCTGGTGGACTTCGTAGCACAGTTACGGCTACTGGTGGTGGCGGAACATTAGAAACTTCGTTAACACTTAATAAAAATGTAAATTATTCAGTTCAAGTTGGTGGTGGCGGTGCGGCTGGTGCATCTAATGCCAAAGGAACTAACGGAACAGATAGTATTTTTTCAACTATTACGGCAACAGGCGGTGGCGGTGGCGGCGGCGGCGGTGTTGGTAATCGGGTTGGTTTGACTGGTGGTTGTGGCGGTGGCGGCGCTGTCAATGCAAGTGCTGGTGGTGCTGGTACAGCAAATCAAGGTTTTGCGGGCGGCGATTCAAAAGATTCAGCGGGTGTAGCGGCAGGCGGCGGTGGCGGAACTGGTGCAGTTGGCGTTAAACCGACTACAGGTGATGCAGGTGCAGGCGGTGCAGGCGTGGCGTCAAGTATTACTGGCACATCAGTTCAGCGTGGCGGTGGTGGCGGCGGTGGTGGCGACGCTGCTTCTGGCGCAGGTGGCGCAGGCGGCGGCGGTGCAGGCGGCGGCGTTGCAGGCACAGCAAACCTCGGCGGTGGCGGCGGCGGCGGTACTGGTTCGGGTGGCGCAGGCGGCGCAGGTGGTAGCGGTGTTGTCATTTTGCGTTATTCGATAAATCACACAATTACTATTGGTGCAGGATTAACAGGTTCAACAACTACAAACATCAACGACAAAGTTACGACAATAACTGCTGGCACAGGAAATGTGAGTTGGGCATAATGGCTACCTATTGGGCAGAATTAGACACAAACAATATAGTTACACAAGTTATTACAGGCGTTGACGACGCAACTATTGAAGGCATACCTACAGGCGAATGGTATAGCAATTTCGTTGGCGCGCCGTGCGTACAAACTTGGATAGACCGCGAAGACAAAACTTACGCTGGCATTGGCTACACATACAGTTACGACACACAAGATTTTATTGCGCCGTTTCAACCTGAGCCGACGCCTGAACCTGAGCCGACGCCTGAACCTGAACCAGTCGAATAGCAATGCGATGCGTTACGGTTTGTTTGCGCTAGTACTTATGTTGACGGCTTGCGAAAGTACACGTGACAACACGATCACAGTCAAATCACGAGTAAAAAACATGACGTTAAATAACTGCAACGTACCTGACCGATGCGGCATAACACCATGACTCGACACAGATACACGTCAGACGAACTACACGCACGCATGATCGTCACCGTAGGCGTACTACTAGCCATAGTTTTTAGCACCATAGTTTTAGGCATGACCTACGGCCTGTTGTTTGTGTCGCAACCCGAAAAACAAGCACCAAACGACGCAGCGTTTATAGATTTAATGTCAACCATTGTTGTGTTTTTGACCGGCACATTGTCGGGCATTGTTGCGTCTAACGGCATTAAAAGTAAACCGATCAAGTAATGCCTAATCGCGCTTACATAGTTACGCAACAGCCAGTCGTAAAGTCTGCGTTGGCTGGCACAGCAAAATGGGCGCAACTTGCGTGCAAACACAGCGACGGCAGTTTGTGGAACAACGGCACATTTG